TCCCAACCCAGTCCAGCGCCAATTCATAGAGAGTCGCGCCGACGCAGACTTTTTCTGCTCTCGGTTCCGTGAGGGTAAGTCCTGTGGCCTTGTGTGGGCCTGCTTCTATCACTGCATGCATAACCCAAACCCAACCTGGGCTATCATCCGTGACACCTACATGAACCTCCAGCGGACTACCCTGCAGGAGTTCTTCCAATGGTTTCCCCCAGGTGTGGCTGGGCTCTGGAAAGCCTCCGAGAAGATGTTCCAGTTCGGTGTTGGTGAGAACCGCAGTAAAGTCTACTTTATGGGCCTCGATGCTGCGGAAGACATCTCCAAGCTCCAGTCGCTCCCCCTTGGCGGATTCGGTATAGATGAGGCGGCCCCCGCTATTGATAAGGGCGGTGTCTCTACCGCAGGCGTAGATCAGCTCATCTTTAACGCTGCCATGGGTCGTCTCTCTGAAACAGGCATGGTCTGGCACGCCGCCAAGCTCGCTGCCAATAACCCAGACGAAACACACTGGACATACAACGACTTTGTAGAGCCAGGTACAGAGGGCTTCTCCTTCTGGCAACCAACACAGCGCGAAAACGAAGACAACATCGCCACTGGGTACTACGCCCGCTTGCAGAAGGCCCTGCGACATCGCCCTGACCTCTGGCGTCGATTCGGTGAAGGGAAGTTCGGGTTCTCCCAGATTGGTAAATCTATTACCCCAGAGTGGCGCGACGAGGTACACTTAATAAAGGAACTGGAGCCCATCCGTAACTACCCCCTGCATCTCAGCTGGGATTTCGGTGCTGGGCAAACAGCGCTCCCTGCCTGTGTCATCAGTCAGCTCACACCCAGTGGTGGCTGGCACATCCTTGACGCTTTCGTGGGTGATGACATGGGGACGACAGAACTCATCGAGGACGTGGTGAAGCCCCGCTTGATGGAACGCTTCGGTGTCAATGGCCGCGTGCGCCACGAACTCAAGCATACTGGGGACCCAGCCGGTAGTGCCCGCGATCAATCCTCCAGCAAAACATCCAGTGTCAAGGTCATTCGGAAAGCACTGGGTGGGACGTGGATACCGGGACCGCGAGGGGAGTCCGAACGTATTGAACCACTCCGTGCAGTACTCCGACGACATAACTGTGTACTGGTAGACAAGACGAACGCGAGACTGGTATGGTTAGCATTACGTGGTGGATGGCACCGGAACATAACTCGTACGGGAGTGATTGGCGCAGTTATTAAAGACGACCACAGTCACATCGGTGATGCAATGGGCTATCAAGCAGCACGGCTCTTTCCCATGGGACGTATTGGGCAGCGCGGACAATCCGTAGCGATCCGACAACCACGCTTCTATGGGGAGGGCAGACGGATGCACATTCCTCGACACGGGGAACAGTTATAGGAGGATATATGCCTCGCGTGGGAAACAAACATTATGCGTATACGCCAGCGGGTATGGCGAAGGCGAAGGTTGCAGCGAAGAAACGGGGGAAGAAGGTGGCGTACAGTAAAAAGAAAGTAAAGAAGAAGTAGCCTGAAAGAACCCAAAGACGAAGCGAAAGGAGAAACGCCCCGTCCCTGGGTCTTCGTTGGGCTGGCCCTTGGGCCAGGGTGTCTTCGTAGCAGAGTATAGAGGAGGAGTCAACATGGCAGAAGTCATGGGCAGGCCCGCAGAGGCGGAACGGAAAGAGCCCGCACATATCGTGGAGATAGACGATCAGGAGTTGGTGAAGCTGCTGAGTGCGTATAACCATGAGTGTGAGGAGGGGCGGCGGAATCGTGAGGATGTGTGGGACGAGAACATTGACTTGTATTGGCAACGGCTTGATTACAGTCAGAAAGCGGAGCACCAAGCGCAAAACATTATGCCGCAGGTGCCGCAGTTCGTAGATCGGTTTGCTGCGACGACATCGAATGCACTGTTTCAGACGGGGCAATGGTACACGATTGATGCGCCAGACGGCTTAAAAGAGTTTGTCCCGCTGGTACGGGCTATTGTCGATCATTGGTTAGATCGGGCAGGGGAAGACGCATTACAGAAGCAGCAGGGCTTCGAGATGATCTTCGAGGATATGATTAAGATGGGAGCGTTAGCGCATTGTGCGTTGAGCGTGACGGTAGAACCTCGACGTGTCACACGTGCGGAAGCGGCTGATAAGGTGACAACACGTATTGATCCTGAGTCTGGGGAGCCAACGACGGACATCGGGAGTGATATTGTTATTTCAGATACGACGCAACAGACGGTCTCTATTAATGTGCTGGACCCTCGGCACGTGTATCGTGACCCGACTGGACGGGGACAGTATCGACGGCTGCGGAAGGTCGTTGACTACCATACGCTCGTGGAGTGGGCCGAAATGGTGGATGATGATGGGAATGCCATATGGAATATGGAAGCCATTGAGCGTTTGTCCCCAACCCCCGCAAATGAGGAGCATGAGGAACAACGGGAAGTCTCTGGGGATTCCCCCATGGAACTGCACCGTGGTCATAGAGAGGTTGTGCTTGATGAGTATTATGGGACGTTTGTAGACGAACATGGGGAAGTTATTGGGCATAATATGCTCATTGTTATGGCGAATGAGACGGAGATTGTTCGTGGCCCAGAGCCGAATCCTTACTGGCACGGGAAAGACTGGGTTGTCACTGGCGCATTGATGCGTATGGTTGGCGCAGTCTATGGACGGACATACCTGGAAACGTGGTCCGGTCTCTACACAGCGTTCAACGAAATGACGAACTTGTTGCAGGACGCTATGTACTACAGCAGTATTAAGGCGTTCGCGGGTGATCCTACGAAGCTGGAGGATATCCGGCAGATCAAGGATGGGGTGCGTGGTGGCGTGTACTTTAAGATGCAAGAGGGGGAGAACCCTGAAGAGTTCCTCAGTACAGTAGACCTGGGGCGCTTTCCTGGTGAGAGTATCCAGATGTGGCAGGGGTTGAAGGGGCTGATGCAAGAAGGTGCGGTGCTCTCAGATATTGACCTGGGGAACATTCCGCCCAAATCGGACATCACGGCAACGGAGATTAGCTCTGTCCAGCAGAGTACCAGTGCGATCATTCGGAGTGTCGCTGCCACAGTGGAGCGGACATTACTGGACCCAGTACTTGATTTGGTGTGGCAGACAGCTTTGCAACACATTGACCTGTTTCGTCCAGAGGAACTTGCGCTTGCGGTTGGCCCAGAGGTTGCAATGGCGTTACTCGATATGCCAGCAGCTGCGCGGTTGAAGCTCATTAGTGGACCGTATACGTTTAAAGCGCGGGGCCTGACTTCTATGTTGGATCGGGCAGATCAGGTACGACGGATATCGTCACTCTTTGGGTTGATCTCCCAGATGCCAGAAGTCGGTCAAATGATATTTACGAAGTATGACATGAGCAAAGTCCCTGATATGATTATCGAGTCATTTGGGTTTAGTTCAGCAGACTTGGGGACTGGGGCACGAACACCGGAGGAAATGGCGGCACGGGCGCAAGAGCAGCAAATGGAAGAGGAGCGCATGGCAGAACAAGAGGGTGGCGGTGGCGCACCAGCAGGACCACCTAAAGGGGAAGGGCAATAATGAACGAACGTTCAGTTTCCGCGATACGGGCAAAGCAGTACTACCAACAGCATATTGAACGACGGCGGGCACTCATTGCAAAGGAGGCGCAGTCATTACTGAAGGCGCACACCCTTACTGGGGACGCAGCCATCGCTTTATGGGCACAGTTTATCGAGGCTGGTTCACTGGAGACCAGTATTAACCGGGATGCGCGGGCATCTGATGACCCGCTAACTTTGGAAGGAGGACCCATGTAATGCAAATAATGAGATTTACACCTAAACAGGTTCGGGCAGGTGCTACTCGAAGACGAGTACCTGGTTACAGAGCACGTGCAGCATCAAATCCATCGCGTTTCGGCACAGGCAAGAAAGGGGCATCTCAAGCGAGGAGGGCTCATGCTCAAGAGAGATACAACAAGTGGCGGAACAAGCACAGGGGCAAGCTGGGAGGCAAGATCGGTAGCGCTATTAGCGTCTTAAAGGGTCGTGGCGTAGGGCGAAAGCGTCCAACGAACCGGAAGAGTGAACGTCAGCTCACAGTTGACGGGTACAACCGCGCTGCTGCCGGTATGATGAAGGAGGTGTACAAGCGGGACAGGAAGAAGATCCTAAGTCGCAAACCACGGCGTGCTAGTGCTGGGGTTAAGCCAAGGACTCGTAGGGCCGGTACGCGGCAAATACTGCGTCCAGCAAGTAGACGCCCAAAGGCAACTGCTACTCGGAGACCTACGAAGCAATTCAAACCGATCAGGAAGAGGCCAGTAAGGGCATCTGCACCTTCAAACGCGTGGAGGGCACCAAAGCGGGGATCGAGACCGGTAAGTCTGAGGAAGAGAAGAAAGGCCATGCCGCAAAGGGCTAAAAATGTGACACGTCGTAAAGTGACGAATAGACGTGGAGGAACTGGGCCGCAGCGGAATTGGGCGAAAGTGACTCCGTTGATACGAAGTGCTGGGAAAAAGTATAGAGGCTACAGGAGATAAGAAAGGAATAGACCATGGCAAAGCGACCTGAGGAAACCACACTAGGCGATCACGTAAACGCTAACCAGTTTCTGGCACGGGGTTTACCTGAAGACGGTGACGGTCTTCCTACACAAGAAGACGATTCTACCGAGATCGAGGAGGACACCGATGTCGAAGATGACTCAAGCATGCAGGCTGCGGCTGAAGAGACGTTTGAAGAAGATGCTCCGTACGAGGACGATGCGGAATTTTACGCGGGCTCGTATAAGACTAGACAATCTACTGAAGAAGCCCTTCGGGAAAAAGACCGCACCATCTCCCGCTTACAACGTGAAGGCGCAGAGGCGGCAACGACCACCGAAGAATATCAGGCGGTAATGGACGCATTTATGACTGAGAATCAACAACCACAGCAGCCCCCGGCAGCTGATCCTGATGTTGCAACTGGGGTTGGGTGGTTAGAAGATGATACATCTGATTTAGATACGCCATTAACGAGACGGGATATAGATCGGATTCGTATGGAAGTCCAGCAGAATGTCGCAGAGGATGGCAATAAACAGCGGCAGGCACAGCAACGGGCTGACTCACTGTGGAACTATGCGGTAAAACAGTACCCATTAGTGAAGGCATACCCAGAGTTAGCGCAGACAACGTGGCTGGCTGTCACAAAGGGGAATGTACCCCAGGACTCGAAGACAGCATTAAAAGTTGTCGCAGATGTTGCAAAACAGGTCGAGACTATGGTAGGTAAGATTAGTCCAGATAAGGCTAAGCGGAAGGCAACTGGTGGTCGTACAGTGGGGCTGAACTCTGTCCCCAGTAACGGTGCGCGGAAACGTGCGGCGACTTCTGGGCAACGGACGAAGATCCCTTCACTGGGGGATACGATCAGAGCGAGTAACAAAAAGCACAGAGACTTGTTTAGATAACCCAGTCACATACCCGATATCGGAGTGTGGCGCTTATGGCCTGAACAATATCTGGCGTACAAACGTGATATGACACGAGGTATATTATGTCATGGGCTTATGACGCCCCGACTGGGGTATATAAAAATCACGCCTTGTCTGCCAATATCCGACGTGAGGCTGTCGAAGACACGCTCTTTATGCGCTTCACTCGGCCAGAGCAGGGCTATGGCAAGGGAAAGGGTGAGTCGGTTACGATTACTCGTATCCTACAACTCCCATTGGCAACCACTGTATCAGAGACCGAGCGACTGCCAGTTGGTCGCCCAGTCGTCGAGACAAAATCCATCAGCGTGAACGAATGGGGTTTTGCGATTGAAATGAATGAGTTCGAGCGAAACTTGACTCATTTTGATATCCAGAATCAATTTCAGATGATGCTGAAGGATCAGCTCTCGTTGACCATGGACAAGATGGTCGCTGATGCATACAAGACGACTCC